TAAAACGCGCCAGTTTGCGTATTAGCTACGTAGTTGGAAAGATTTAAACTTGCGCTTGTCACAAATCCGCTTGGATTCGAGGCGGCGTAGAATGACCCAGTTTGAGAAGTGATTACGAAGTTGCCAGTCTGCGCATTAGTAACGTAACTCGAAAGATTTACGCCAGTAATAAATCCGCTTGGATTTGAGGCGGCGTAAAATGCTCCTGTCTGCGTATTACGAATATACCCACTTGGATTCGAGGCAGCGTAAAACGCGCCAGTTTGAGAGGTTGCGACGTAACTAGAAAGGTTAATACCATCAAGGCTAGAAATATACCCACTTGGATTTGAGGTGGGGTAAAACGTGCCAGTTTCAGATTTAGTTACAAAATTATTTGATGATGTGATTGAAGATTCAATCTTATTAATAATATTTTTTATCATATAGTAATATACTTTTATTAATTTTGACCCATACACCCACACCAAAAATTACCATTTCCACTACATACAGCTCTAATTTCAGTCATAGGCGTATCAAGATAAGCTGAATCTGAATATCCCGATCCCAATGACGAAAAACTATAAAAATCAACCCATTGATTTTCAAAAAATGGGCTTTTGTATTGCAAGTTAACACCACCACCAGCCCCGCTACAATAGGAAATAAAAACGTTTTCTCTTAATCTTGCAACATTGATGGCGTTACCCGTAAATGGAGCGGACTGACCGCTAAGTAAAATAAGTGTTTGACAAAGAAAATTATTCATAGTAATTTTCTATTACACTTTATTTTTACTTTTGAATTTGCTTTTTACTATGATACATGATTACAGCGGTTTTATAGTCAACACCTTTTTCTTCGGATATTTCATATATTTCAGACATTTTATCGTTTGATATTAATGGCTGAGAAATATAAAAATCAATTTTATTCAACCAATGTTCCGGAGATTCATTTGTTGCAATAGTTTCCGCAACTACTTGCACGATATTTTTTTGATCTAAGGTTAATTTTTTCTTATTAAATTTAGTTTTTAATGTTCCTTCAATTTTGTTAACAAGATTATCAAACAGAACGAGATTCTTGGCTATTAAATTGGCATCTATAATTACGGGACTTTCTTCCCTAGAAGATTTTGCAATATTTTTAGGAGTATTAACTGTTTTATTTATTCCAGAACTACCGGCTGGTCTGCCAGATGCGCCCTGTTGTTGCATATTCTTGTTCAGTAATGGTTGATATAACCCATCATCTTGTAATTTAATAAACGCCTTCTGCGAGTTAATGCTTTCCTCTGGTAGTGGCAAGCGGCCTGTTTCAATCGCAGTTATGCCTTCTTCTGGAGTTAAAACCCCAAGCTCTAAAAGTCTTGAATAAATTCTTGTTAAATTAATATCACTTTTAAAATCCGAATCTTTAAACCGTGGGGTTGGAAGATTTTTGAAGCCAAGATCTTTTCCAATTTTTTTAATTTCTGGGATAAGAAATTCATTCATAAAGGTTTCTCTTGCGTGCTTTAGTCTAGAAAGAAATACTTCTATCTTGGTAGATGTATTTGCAAATTTTTCCTCGCCAAAAAGAACGTTATTTAAACCATATCTAATATCCCTGTCCACAACTTCGTATTTTTTAGGGTCAAGAATATCTCCGATAGCTGGAATTTTAAATTCGATATCTGTAGTATAATCTGTAACTAAAATTCGCCCAACACTTTCATTTTCGAAAATTTTCCTTAAATTTTGTATTTGTTCTTTTGTTGGCATTCCAACTTCGTCATTCCCCATCGTCACAAGTAATACAGCTTGTTGTATAGTTCGACTAATTGCCATATCCATATTTTTAAGCTCAGCCTTCCAATTTATATCTTCTAAAACCGGAAAACCCATTGGAACACTGAAAGGCTCGTAATCTTGTTTTTTATAAAAAACTGGTATAAACCTATCTTGTTCGAGTTCAAATATCATGTATTGATTAGGCTGGGTATACCCACTTTTATTCAATAAACCATCTGATTTCTTTATTTTTTTAGAAAGCTCTTTGTCATGCTCTGTAGTTGGATTCATTAGAACCTGCATCTCAAAATCATTTAATATTTTAATATATTTTGGAGTAATTAAAGATGTAGAACCAATTGCTTCAATATCAGCTGGATTTAATATAATATAACGTATAGGGACATCTCCAGTTTTTGCCTCTGTTGTTATTAAATCCGTTAACACACGCATGTCTTGTTTTGTAAACTCTGCATTCAGCTTGTATAAAAATACGTTTCCACTACGGAAAAATTCCCTGAAAAACATATCTTGTAATTTCCATAAATTTATTCTATCTGACCACGCTTTAAAAAACTTATTTGACTGCTCATTGCCACCTGTAAAATAAATCGGCGAACAACTAAATTCAGTCATTAAGTCAACAGTATTTCTAAAAATAGAAAAATTATAATAAGCTTTTTGACATAAAATTATAGCATCTCTCACGCTTATGTTCGATCCATACTTTCTACTACCACCGCCATAAGTAAATGGAATAATTCCGCCTTCTATATTGTTATATTTATCGGTTCTTGCTAAAGTGGAAGCTCGATTCCTTCGAACGGATGAGCCATCAGAAGAATCAGATCTAGATGATTTTATTTCTACTGAATTATTTAATTTAGTCGATGACTCGATCATTTGAGGCTCGGGAAATACAACATTTTTAGTTCGGCTTGCCATAATATATAATAATTGCAAATTTACATTACACTAATTTATTTGATAATCATAGTAATTCGGCTACAAAAACAGTATTTTTCTTTAAGAAATTCTCTGGCGCCATAATATCAAAATATATTTTTACCCCCCAGTTACCAAGCATTAAGGTCGTATAATTATCCTTTCTTGCCCTATTTACGCTTGTAGATTTGCGCAAATGAGAAGGCAAATCAAAACTTTGAGTTCCTCTGGAAGTTGTTGTTACTTCAACATTTGCGCACTGATCTTTAGTATCCTTTAAAATAAAATCCTGCTCTTCTATAAACTCACGAACAGTTAGTTTTTTTGTTTCATACTCGTTATCTGCTTTATCTCCGATACCTCTAGGATAAATGTCATTCATCGGTAAATTCATAGAAAATATGTTTTCTAGTATATCTGGATGGTTACTAGCCCTAGAAGCAAACCAGATTTTCTTATGATCTATGCAGGTTTGCAAGTAAGAATTTGCTCTGGATAAAAAGGCAGAAGTAAAATATTGCTTAATACATATAGTACCATAATCTTTATTATATTGACGAGCACATTCTTTAACCATTTTAGAATAATCTTCGTTTTCTTTATCAGAATCAAAATCGATAAACCCGATTTTCCTATTCATGTTTTTAAAATATTCAGAATTATTAACAGAATCAATAAACGTGTCCGCGCCCGCATGGTCAATAACAATTAAAGAAATATTAAAACTTTTATATAAATAATAAAAATATTTAATATGATCCTGTAATGAAGAACCAGCTGCTTGATAGCCATGTACAAGAATGCCTTGTTTTTTATCCTCATCAATCTCGATAACACTCATTGCAAAATAGTCAGCAGATTTTGAAGCTGAAAAATTTGGATCGACGCTTAATATATATTTTTTATCGACATCCCCAATAACTTTCGTAGTTGGTCGTTCGCCGTCTGGAATTGTACATAAATGCATTTTTTGAGGCGAAAAATAACTATCACCCCCATCAACAAATCTTGCACAATATTCTCGAAGAAAAGAATGGTGAGAACTTCCACCACTTTTTGCGACTTGTATCGCCGCCTGATCGACCATGTGCTGTGGAAGAGCTTCATAACTTAATTGTGAAATAAAATAAGTACCAGGCAACTCCCCCTCTTTTGTTTCTTGTTGCTCCGGATTTTCAATTAAATTAGACCATGTTTGATGCACGGAAAATAAATGTTCAAAAGTATAACTTGCAGAACTTAAAGCCAACATTTGAGAAGTATTTTCGAAAATTTGGCGATTATCTGGATGTAACAAGCCCTTTTTTATAAGCTCTTCCTCTAGACGTCTAATTCTAATTCTTTCTCCTACGTCTCTTGGGGAACTTAAAAATGGAATTAATACATTATCTATTATTTCCGCTGGCAACAATAGAAATTCGTCTAAAATAAGTACGTTAGCTCTTATTCCACGAATTTTCTCTCCAGTTAAAGGTATCGCTGTTATGCTTCCTCCGTTAATTTCCCATTCGTATTGATCATTTCGCTTACTTTTCAATCCAAAGCATTGCCTTGCTAAAGCTGCGGCGGGGGATGTTAAGAATTTTTCTATTTCATTAAAAACCCTTCGACTTGTTCGAAAGTTAATAGAAGCTATAAGTATTTTAGTTCCAGGCTCAAAAATACATTTTAATATACAATACATTGCAGCACAAAAACTTTTAGCACAACCACGACCCCAAACCAACATACAGTAATTCCTTTGAAAAAAAGAATGAAGTGTAAGTTCTTGATAAGATTCTAGCGTTAAACCCAGAATTAATTCTGTCGTAAAACCTAAATTATAGCGTAGAAATTTAGCCAAAGAAACTCTAGCCTCCGAATCGGTAAGATCCCCTTTTAAATTAAGAAGATCTTTATTAATGTTTTTTAAAACTTTTTTATTTTGTTTGCCCGTTATTATTGCCATAGTATTTAAAATAATGCTGCAAATCAATAGCTTTAAATTGCTCTACATCCATTCCTAAAATTTGTAGTGATTTAGTTTTAGCATCTTCTCTATTGTCACAAAATAGAAATTGCACATTGTCGAATGCTCTCATAATTTGACGCATCTTATGAGCTATAAATTCGCCACTAGATTTTCCGAATCTTTGTTTCTTATATATTATATCATTCAAAGTAGATTCTACAACTACAACAATATAAGCATCATCTAATTTAGCGCGATTTATTTCTCTTAGAAAGCGCTCATACCCTCCGCTCAATGTAGATATAAAATCATTAGAATTTTTTCTTTCAATCGCTATTTTTGTATTTTTAGATATTGCGTAATCTCCGTATTCCAACTTTTCATTTTTAGCATTTATACCTTCAAATTTGAAAGGTAATTGCTCCCTGGTGTCAATTATTAAATCAGTTACATTTTTTATTTTAATTTCTCTACTATATAAGTAGTTATATCTAGAAATAAGGCCGCAACCAGATACAAATTGATTAAAGTTACAACCGCATGATTGCTCTATATAATCTATAGGCAATAAACATTTTATAGTAAAAGTTTCATTTAAAGATGGAGCTATTTTTGTATTTTTTAAATTACAGTATTGTACGAGTTTTCCTTGTAAGTACATACGACGATCATGTTTATCTATTAAACCATCTATCCATTTTTTATAGTTACGTTTATCTATGAAGTCGCATGTTATATATTGTTCCCAAGATTTAAAAGGAATACACTCTTGAGTTAAAAGATCTTTTTTATTTAAATATTTTTCACAGTAATTTTTCGCTGTTACTTTGTGGTCATTTTTTACATGAGAAAATAATTCTTCAAAAGAAGCACTTTCATTACCACAAATACTACAATTTGAATTTAAAATATTAACCATATACCATTTCATCTGGATCTACGCCACGAATTATTGCTTTTAGTTCATCTATTGATGATAGGCGCCTAGCTTCTTGTTCTAAATTTTGTTTCTGGGCTTCCGCTAAATGTATAATACCCTTCCTCTTTTCTTCGTCTTTCCACGCTTGAACTAAATTAAGAATACTAGCGTTTTCTTCTTTTCTTTCTTGAATTTTTTTAGCGCGATCATCCACTAGTGACTTATAAAGTTTAGACTGTCGATTCCGACATTGATTATATTCTGTTTGCAAGCTACTAATAGCTTCATTAAGGCTCATCTTGATATTTCTGCCGTCCTCCTCTTCTGAAGCCTGTCTAAGTAAAAGCCTTAAATCTTCAACTTGTTGTAATATGGTAGAAGCAGTAACAACCTCTGTACATAAAGTAATAAATTGATCTAACTCTTCCTGTGTTAGATCTTCTTTATCATAAGAATATCGGATAAAAGCGTCCTCAAATAATTTTCTATCATCTTCTCTTCTATAAGTATTAATCTGATATGAAAAACTAAAGGTATTTAAATATCTTTGTAAAGTATTTGCTTGTTTCGCCTGAGTTGATTTAAGTTTATCATGTTCCCAGCCCAAATTTAAATAACGATTAATTCTAGCAACCGTTTGGTCTAGACGCCTTGGCGGAAAATATTCCGTTAAACCTTGGTTAGAGTTATCGTTTGATTTATTCGGATTATAAGTTTTTATTTCCAAAAAATTTTCATCTTTGCTTTTTAATTCCTCAACATAACTACTAACTTCGCGCGATTCTAAATTTAAATGTGTTAATTTATCATTTTTAAATAAAATTTTGGCCATATCTAAATAATGTTGATCTTTATAGTTATTAAGTATAAATTCTTTTTGCTCATTATTTAACAATACGCGCTCCCTCTGGAAAACAGACCTATCCTTATATTCAATATTATTATCTAATAGATATTTCTTAACTAATCTACCCTCTTTACTACGCGTATCAATATTTTGATTATCGTAAACTAAACTAGTTAGTTTCGATAATGTGACATCTGGATTTGCGTTTAAAATGTCTTTTATTTTTTGTTTTTGGTATTCAGTTAGATCCATATAAATTAAATAATTTGATAAACTAATTTTCTGGCTTTTTTTAGAATGCTAGCTTTAATTTTAGTAATTTGGCGATAAGAAGGGCGCCCTTCTTTTAGGCTTAATTTATATCCCATTTTTTTAGCCACCTCTTCTTCGTCTAGCCCCTGAACAAACATATAATCATAGACTTTCCATTCTATATTATTTAAATTCTTATGCATTATATCATGAAATTCTGGAATTTTTTGTTCTATATTAACAAAAACTTTATCATTTATAATTAAATTTTCAATTGTAGCGTTTCCGTCTTTATGAATTGGAGTACTAATACTTATAGGAAACTTTAAATCGTGAGCTGTTTTTTTACCTTTTTCCCATTTTGAAAAATCTTTGCAATCTCCTGATTGTATACCATATAATTGACACGCATTATCACCCAAATTATATTTACATTTTAAACATGGGCGCGAGAAATTCGAATAATAATTTCTCAACATATTTGTCATTTGATGATTTATAACCTGATTTAACCATGGTCTTAATGGTCGATCAGGATTCCATTTATCCCATTTTTTATATATATGATATCTTAATTTCTGGGCGACATCATCAAAATCCATCCAGGCTATAGCGGTTAAATGCCAGCGATGTTTTCTTTTTTTTATTTCAGAATCAACTATATCAATACTTTCTTCAAAAGATGGTCTAATCATATAATTATCTTATTGAAGATCCTTCTTTTTGAAATTCCGCTAGCACTTGGTCTGAAGTTCTACTAACTAAGTTATTTGATTTATCTTTTGGTGTATTAGCATTACGATCATTTGCTGAATTTGGATCAATTAAATTAGATAAAGTATTAGATTGAGATTGGTACACGGTTACTTTAAAAGCGGGTTTAATATTTTTAAAATTAGCGCTCGTTTCCGTTTCACTCTCAGGCGTAGCTTTTATTGAGCTAGTATTATTTTTCGTATTTATTATAAATGCATTATTTTGAAATTCAAATTCACATTTAGAACATTTATTTGGCAAAGGTCCGTTATAGCTATTTCCAAACCCGCATTTTTTACAAAAAATTTTCATACACTTAATTATTATATCATACCTCTTATTTTTATAATATATTTTTTATAAAGTGTAATGTATATTATGAGCCATCAAGGATTATCAATTTCAGAACTAATAAAAGAAATAAAAAAAGATATAGAAGAATTCGATGGAAAACTAAATATTTATAAAGGAAAATACTGCGGCGGGGAAAGCAAATGCTCAGGGCTTTTTTATTTAGATAACAATGAAAGCCCAATATTAAAAATAGCAAAAGGTTCGAATCCAGAACAATGGGTGGGAATTTTAATTCATGAGTATTGCCATTTTTTACAATGGAGAGACAATTCAAAAGCCTGGAGGACTTTCGCGGAAGGCTGCGCGTCTTTTGATGATTTGATGCTAAATCCTGCGAAATATAAGAAAGAAATAATTGATTTAATCTCACTCGAATTAGATTGCGAAAAAAAAACCGCGAGAATTATTAAAGCAAATAACTATTTTGACATAAATATATACATAAAAAATGCTAATGCTATATTACTTAAATATGTATATTTATACTATAACAATAAATGGCCGTCAAATTTTTCTAAATTTAAAAAAGTCCAGGATAAATGCCCAGCAAAACTTTTAAAATCATCATCAGACTATCTGAATATAGATAAGAATATTTTATCTATTTTTAATTAGAAGATTTTTTTATTTCTTCAAATTTATCTATTATAAAAGATAAGATTTCGGATCTTACAATATCAGATTTATCAAATTCAAAAGTTCTGATTCCGCGTTCTATAGATTCCTGATTATTAAATGAATTAAAAAGAGTGTCAAACCCGCTTTTTTTAATATCTGATTGTTGAATATCGCCACATATAAATAAAGTAGAGAATTTTGCCATTCTTGTCATTACCAACAAAAAGTCTTCTATCCTACAATTCTGAGCTTCGTCTAAAATAAAAGATGCGTTTGAAATATTTAGCCCCCTTAAGAAACCTAATGGTATACCATGAATTCTTTGATCTGCCATTAAAGCTTTAACTTCTCCAGTAGATAAAAGTTCGCTTAACTTGTCTTCCATTGGTTGCAAGTACGGGTGCATTTTTTCGTGAGTATCTCCTTTTATATATCCAATACCATGCACAGAACTTTCCACCGGAACTCTACTATAATAGATTTCATTTATTTTTTTATTTTGCATTTTTAGCAAAGACGTAAAAACGGCTAAAAGTGTTTTTGCGGTGCCGGCCACACCTTTGACTATCATAATTTTTGTATTTTTATCCGCAGCCAGCTCAATAAATTTTTTTTGTTTTTCGGTCCAAGGAAGCTCTCGAATTTTTAAATTAATAGCTAAACTAGTTCTTTTTCTCTCCGTATAAACGGACTCGTCCTTTTTTTCAATTTTTTTCCCCATAAATTTTTTTGAAATTGTACTCTACCCTATATAATACATTACACTCAACTTTAAAATAAAATGTCAAAAAGAAATATTTACTTTTTTCAATGGCCGTCAGATTTAGGTGGCGCAGATACTAGACTTAAAAATTTATTACAAGCTTTTTCGGAGTCCGGGCTTTATAATTTAACCTGCATTCCAAATGATGATTCTCGTTTAACCGAAAAAGAAAACGTTGAGTTTTTAAAAAAACTTGGAGTGAACTCATTAAATTGGGATTCCTTGCCCGAAAAGGACGATGGTATCGCTATTTCTTTTTGTAATTTTAGATTATTTTCAGAAGACTGGCGAGTTAAAAAAATAAAATCAATTGGGCTAAAGTTTATTTGGTCAAATGATATGATGTGGAGAACACCAGAAGAAAATCGCGCAATAGAAAATGGTTTAGTGGATGTCTCAATCTATACTGGCCCCAAACACTACCAAGATACAAGTAGTCCCGATACTAAAAACCATATAGAATATATCGTCCCAAATTATTTTCACTTTAGTAATTTCGAAAAACGCCCCTCAAAAAAGATAAATGATAAATTTACTATAGGAAAGCATAGCCGTCCCGACAAAATGAAATTTTCGGATAATTTTCCGTTATTTTATCAAAATCTAGATCTAAAAAATCCTAAGTTTAGAGTAATGGGGATTTCGAATGAATTTAGAGACTATTTCTCTTGGTTTAATTTCGATAAAGAATTATGGGACTTAATAGAACCTAACGGAGAATCTACTAACGATTTTATTTCTAGTTTAGATTGTTATGTTTATAACAGTCACTACAAATTCACCGAAACCCAATGTCGAGCAACAATAGAATCAATGTTACTAGGAGTTCCCGTGATAGCTCCAAATAAAGATAATTTTATAAACCAAATATGGCATGGTAAAACTGGATTATTATATCAAAAATATCAAGATGTTAAAAATTATGCGAAATTACTAGAAGATAATAAAGATTTTAGATTAGAAGTAGGCGAGTTTGGAAGATTAGTATCAAAAAGAATTTGGTGCGATGCAGAAAAACACATTAAGATTTGGGAGGAATTATTTACAAAGTTATGATAAACAAAAAAATTTGTTATTGGTCGGTTGGCTGGGGGGAACACAGTTATATGCTACAACCTCTCGTTGATTCTTTTCATAAATTTAATATCGAAGGAGACTTTCTAGTGTTTTCTGATCTAGAAATAAATGGGGCTATAAATAGAAAATTATCAAAAGATATAGACTTAAATCTTTCTAATTACTTATTTAAATTTGATTATTTAAAATTATTAAAAAATGAAACTGACTATGACTATTTTATTTTCATAGATGCGGATAGTTTATTTTTAAAAAAACCAGAAAGAGATCCTTTATTTTTTATGCAAAATCAAAATCCATGGTTTTGTTTTTTAGAAAGCCCAATTAATTCGAAACAAACAAGTAGGTCTGATTGGTGGGGGGTACCAAACGACGCCCTTGTTTATATATTTAGAAGCATGGGAGTAGTAACGGAAGAGATTAGAAATCTTAATGCTGGATATTGGATATGTCATAAAAATTTTATTGATCAAGCTTACTCATTGGGAATGGAGTGCTTCGAAATATTTAAAAAATATGGTTTTAATGTCACGGAGGAAATTCCAATGTCTTATATATCAAATTATATAATGCTCGATCCTAGCTTTGCGTTTCATGAAAATTATTTTGATTATTGGGCTTCTGACTGGACGGGTGAGTTCAAAAATGAAGTGCCCATATATTCAAAATGGCGTAATACTTCATATATGACCGGAGAACAGGCCACAATATCACCGTGTTTAATACATGCTATGAGAAGTAAACCTGCGCTTATTCAGCTCGGTAAGAATTCTATCGAAAAAGATGCATGATTTCGATTTTGATATTTCCTTTATTTGCATGTTCAGCTTTTCGCAAGAAAAGAATATAAAAGCGGCTGAAAATTTTAGCAAATTTGGACTATTAAATATTCAAACTTCAAAAGTAGAATTAAATGCTTTAGTATTCAAAGACGATTTAGATAAATTTGAAAAAATTAAGTCTAACTTTAACTCGAATATAAATATTAAAATTTGGTCTTCTCATGACGACTCAGTTCAAGAAAAAATACATACGTATCTACAAGATAATTTTACAGATCTACAGTCCAACCGTAGATGGGTAATGCAAGTAGACGACGATTCTTCTACAGACGTAAATAATTTATTAAATCTTTTAGACTTTTATTATGATTGTACTGATCCAGTATTATTAACCACTTGTAAAGTTTATAATGATTTTAATAAAAAAGAAGAATCGATTAGGCTATTCCGAAAATATTTAAAACAGCCTATGGATTTTAAAACTATGTTTTTTGACAAAAAATTTATACATAGGTTGTCCGGAAATACATGGGAAACTGGGATTATTAGTCACGGAGGTATGAGTAAAATTTATAAAACAATAAACACCACTTCATTTTTCAATGACTTTAAACAAATTAGATTGAGTTCGGCTGGTGATAGATGGTTTGATTTTTTAGGATATCTCTGTAAAATTCCAACCATCATTAGTCCAATTTTATCTCATTTTAATTTTATTGATAACTTTTCTTTAAATGGTGGGTCGGTTTGCCACATTCATTATCTTAAAGATGAATCTTATAAAAGTTTATTTTTATTAGAGTATGTGAATGAATTTATTTTAAATAAAAAAATAAAAATATACTACGAAGATACGGAAGCAAGCTCGGAAAAAACTATAATAAAAGAATTTCCAGCCATGGTATTTTTAGAAAATGGAAAAATCGACTTATTGGAAGATAAAACAAATTTAAATTTTGAGAATAGCTTTTCAAGATGGCTAGTAGAAAAAAAGTTTTTTTATATTATTAATTCAAAAAATCAACGTATAATGGGATTTCAAACGAATAATTTTTATAAACATAAATTACCTAAAATATTATTATTCGGGGAATTTATTGACACAAAAGTTGACGAAAAACTTATTATGAAACTGCTTGACTAGTATTTAATATTTTTTCTTTTATTTTTTTTAAAATCTCCGCGTCCCCGTCCTGAAACGGGTTTATACTCATAATTCCAGTTTTATAGTTAAAAACTCGTTTTATCATTTTTCTATGCACTGAATTTACATTTTTAGAATCAGAATTATTTAAAGAGCCCGTTTCAACTCCCGCCTCAAGTTCTATTATAGAACGCACCGCGTTTGAAGTCAACTCATTTCCAAAAATAACTAGATTAGAAACCTCTAAACCTGTTTCAGAGTATAAAAAAGAAGGCAACCAGTAATTATTTATGATATCATCTAAATCAATTAGTCTATCGCATATAAGTTTTTCATTAAACAATTTATTCTCCAATAATTCTTTCTCTAAATAAGCGCCGTTATTAATAATAAATTCTAATAAACGACTGGACGCATTATTTATTAACATATAGTTACTTCCACCAATAATCTCCGTAGAACTAAACACTTGGTTGGCGACAAAACTACTTATGTCCAAGCCTAACATACTAGATTGTTTGACAATCTCATCTTTAAAATCATCATTACCGTCTAAATCATGATAAACAAAACAGTCTTTTTGTTTTTCTAAAACTTGTTTTATTTTTTCTTTATAAAGAATAACTCCTGGATCAAGATATATAAATGGTTCATTTATAGACTTTAAACAAAGTAATTTACTTATAGTTCTTCCGGCAATATTCGGAAGTTTCATATTGTAAATCTCTTCTTTTGGTATAATTTTAATTTCGTCAAAAACCTTACCACAGTCGCTTGGTAAATCAAAAAATTCATCATAAACCAAACAAGTTTTAAATCCGGATTTTTGTGCTAGGTGGCTCGACACCATTAACATTTCAACTAACAAATTTTTATTTTTATAAAAACGGCTATAAGAATCTAAGGTAGAAAGTAAAGAAAAGACGGCTTTCATTATAATATAATTATATAAACTATAAGAATTATTATAAAAATTATTAAACCAACCTATAAAATTGTAACTTATTTCAAGTTACCTCTTGCATCTTCTATGCTGTCAAACCAATACCAACCATCTACGGGATATGTATAATTATCTTTTTCTTCTTTTGTTAAGTAAAAATTTCCATACGGCCCATAAATTTTTGTACCATACAATAAATCACCATTATCATTTTTATAAAATCCAGATGTATCAGTATTTATGATTTCTTCTAATATTTCTTCGTCCATAAATTTTTATACGGTTACTACTGTCCAGCCTTTTGCAGTTGCTATGGATGGGTCATGCCCTGCTATACCGTAGTTTCCAGCCACACCAACAGATTTTCCAGCTCCATTTGCTGAAAGATTTGAATAAATAGTATTTAATGCTGATGCACTTAAATTACAGTTTGTCATATAAAATGTCGCATTCATACCGGTTAATGTCATCTTGGAAAGAGCGTTGCAATTTGCTAGAAACGGAGTGCCGAGGGATGTTGCGGCTGAAATGTTGCAGCCCAAAAGCTCTCGAAGATTAAGCATTGAGTTGAAAGCCGTTGTAGCATTAGTGCAGAGATTTAGGTTCCAATTTGTTAAATTCAAAGATTGAAGCACATTGCAGTTTTGAAACATATTGTTCATCGCAGTGACTTTGGATGTGTTCCAATTGGACACATCAACGCGGGGTAGCGAGGAGCAACTATTAAAAACATAAGCGAATGAGGTTACATTGCGGGTATCCCAATTTGAGCAATCTATTTCTTGCAGACTATTCGCTCCGAAAAACATATTCGCCATCACGGTTGCAGTCTGTGTGACGAATTGATTCGGCAATTTTATGTAGGTTATCGCGAGGGCGTCGCGAAACATATCTCCGAAGTTGCCGACATTTGCTGTGACCCAGTTTGATAGGTCGAGAGTTGTTAAACTCCAGCATGAAAAAAAAGCTCCATTTAAATTTGTGATGCTGCTTGTAACCCATTCGTGTTCGTTTAATGAACTAAGCCGAGTGCAGTTTCTAAACGCTCCACTCAATGAGGTTATCGCGCCCCAAGATGTGATATGGATTCTTTCCAAAAAGCCGTGTCGAATCGCGGTGGTTCCCAGAACAAAATTAACTCCGGCGGCAAGATTCGGAAGGTTGATATTCATATCTAACCACCCACTTGAATAGATTTGTAAACCCGTTGGAGATGTTACTTTTATACCCAAATCCATTTTAGAAAAAGTCTTGCCTGTCTGCGTGTAGATGCGAACGAGACATTGTTTATAGCCGAATTTTGCTACCGTGCCAGAATCCAAAGCTGCATTAGAATAGTTGTATACATGAGTGCGAATTGTATTAGATGTTGCGGTTTCGATTTGGCCGTCCCCCCAATCGATAAAGTAAGATGACGCATCCGTAGTGTTCATTCGCACGGTGCAAAAATTTTCTGTATTATCGAAAACTGCATGAAGGGCACTAATTTCATTGGCGCTCGCCGAAGGTAGGGGTAACCACTCCGTAGGGCGCGTATACGAATCAGACGACCTATATGTTTTAGGCACTTCGTTTGAAAACAAAGGCGTTGTCCCAAGATATGCTTTAATAAATTCGGCCATTATGATTTAATAAAATAAAGAGTGTTTGGATCTTTCGGGACGATACCATCATATTCTGCCTGCGTTATTACGCGTATAAAATTAACCGGGGTAACGTCTGATGTGTTTTTTTGAATCGCAGTTCCTGTTGTAACTGGAGTTGTAGGAACCCAGGCACTACCATTCCATATCGGCGATTGCCCTGTTGTTGCTGATGATTGTTGTAAATCAGATAATGATGGTTTACGATTAGTCCATAACCCACTTTGATTAAAAATAAAAAAATCTCCACTAGTAGGGTTAACAATAGATGCGTCATGCAACTCATCGACTTCAAAACCATTTTGAACGGTAACAAAAATAGACCCATCATTTTTAGAGGTTAAGACGGTTCCAATTCTAACCATATGGTTTGGAGCAGTTGGTTTCAAACTAGACAATTGTCCACTACCCGATGTGGATAGATAGAGTGTTTGACCAACTGTATAACTTGACGTATTTATTCCATTAACTATACCAAAAGTAGTTACATAACCTGGATTATTTGGTAGCATTGTATTAGATACCACGCCAAGAGTTCTAGCTGATCCCGCTTCGCTATTTGCTATAGATAATTGAAAGCCAGGGTTATTCCCATTTGTCCCAGTAAGATAAACGACAGAACCAATATTGATAGTTTGTGATAAATTATTTTTAACCCTAACCCAATTTTCTTGACCTACTTGGAGGCTTAATCCAGAAACATCTGGATATATATTTAAAGTATGATTATCGTCGGAATAATAAACCAAACCTTGTTGATAGTCAGGAACTTGCTCTGGAGATAATACATTAAATTTTAATCCAGATACATTAGTTTGATTAACAAACGTTTTTATTCCAGAAATAGTTTGATTTCCAGTAGTATAAACTATATCCGCAATTCCTAGATCGGAACGCACGGCGTTAGAATCTCCAGTCGAATAATTTAACTGGTCGTTAACCCGTGTTCCTGTAATATAAATTGCCATAGCGTAATACTATCATATATTACACGGAAAGATCCCGATTAAAAAATATTTTTAAGCGGTAATTACGTTATAATTTAGAGTTGTAGACCAAACAATATTTTTACTAGCTTGCCCGTTACCTTGTAGGGCTAAACCGGAAGTGCCAGCTGAAAGTGTTATTGTCCAGTTTTGAGCATTAGATCCTTTAGCAATTTGTGTTACTTGCGATAAAATCATGTTAACACTATCAGAATCTTTTTCTAAAACTCCGAGTACTTTCCATGCGGCAGAATCCAAACCATTCGCATTATCTGCGGATTCATCCCTAGCAGTAACGACACCTTCAAATGTTAAAGTAGAATCTGTAGCGACCGAGATCATATCTCCACTTCCAGAGCCATTTTCGTTTAAAGAAACGGCGGTCGCGCTAGTACCGCGCGCTCTTCCTACAATTATACCACCATAAGTAACATTAGTGCCGCCACCAACATTCGTTTGATCGTCAGCAATTTGAATTTTATTTAAATGACTTTGGTCAGAAACTGTTGAAATACTATCATTCGCAACGCTTATACCATTACCCTGACCAACATTTAGAGTAATATTGCCAGTGAGTAATCCACCACCAAGCAAACCACTTCCAGCGATAACGTCGGTTGTATTATTTGTTTTTGAGTCAAGAGCGGACTGTAAGCCACTAATGTTAGCAATTATATGATCATGTGAGCCATCTATAACTTCAACTGATACTGTCAAGTTAGAACTACCATCAAAATTCGTAGTAATACCCGTGGCATCACCAGTTATAGCAACATAGATTGGAGTCTGTAAAGATGTTGCTGTAGTAGCATTTCCTAAGAATCCACCAGTAGAATAAATTGGCAAGCTAGATTCAAATCTATCGTCAGATGAAGAATAAGTAAATGAACCATAAGTACCTTCTGTTCCACTTATAGTGAATCCAGCGCCATCAGCCTGAGCCTCAGTAGCGCCAGTTGCTAAAATAATATTCTTATCACCGATTTGGACATCAGTTGAATTAATATAAGTGGTTGTTCCACGAACATCTAAATCGCCTAAAACAACAACTTTTCCAGCAGCACTATTATGAGTGGCTGGATCGATATATAGGGTATTAGGAGCTAAAATTGTGCCTTCAGAGGCACCAGTTATTGTTAACTTGGAGCCAGTTATTTCGCCAACAGCAATATTATTAGCTGTAGTATTACCATTTGTAGTAACGGTATCTAAAGTTGAATTAACTAATTGTAAATATCTAGTGTCTAAATCAGTTGTAGAAATTGATGTTAAATGGCCATAGTCATCAAGACCAATAGATTGAATTACTACTCCACTAGAATTGGTAGAAGAAGCTTGCGCGGAGGTATCTTCATGACCAATTGAGATAAGATTTCCGTTTCTGGTTACGGTTATACCAGTTAAGCCACTAATATTAACTGAGCTACTAGTACCTCCGTCATCTGGAGAGAGAACGATACTAGCGGAATTTGCGCCATAATTATCACCGGATAAAGTATAAAGAGTATTCGAAGAATCTAATGCCCCAGAAACACCCGTAACAAAATCATAAACAGCTTTAGACGATGCCGCAAAACCTGTTATAGAGGAACTTACAGATTGCGTTAATACAGCATCCCTAATATGCCCAGTTATATTATGTATGTCAGTAAAAGTACCAGTAGTAAAGTCTAACTGAACCCCATTTAATTCGCCAATATAAAGTTTATCTCTCATATAAGTACTTTATTATTACACACGTATTTATTAAAAATAATAAGTTTTTTTAAAAATTTAATTCGCTTAACTCAACTCTTGCTATCCATCTAATATTAGTGCTATTTTTACCTACAATATAAAATTTTAAAGAACCGTTCGCAATATTAACATCAAATTTCATTTCCCCAACCCCAATTTCATCATTAATTAATCTAGTGTGCGGACTTCCTATAAGTTTCACTGTAGACGCGTTTGCCCCTCTTTTTGCGGCTCCATCTACTACCATTGCAACCGTATTTCCTATATTGTCTCTTCCCAGTAATTTAACATTAAAAAAATAGGAAGTATTATTTTTTAAAACTAATTTGGCGCTAATTCCATCTAAATAAAGTTCAGTAAGAGAATCATTAAAACTTTCCCCCCTAAGAATAAACAGTGAAGTTTGGGCATCCCCTTTTGTTGAGAAAGATCCATTAGAGAATATTAATTGATTAGAATTAATTTCTGGGTTTAATTCGGCGTCACCAATAATAGCAGAAGAGCCCGTAATCGATTCCGAATTAAGGGAATTAGTTTTTATATTATCTATTAATAATTGGAAGGACATTATGTAATTATATAAGCTAAATTTTGAAGTTTATACCCACTATTGTTTATTGTACTAGAAAAATAAATATGAAAGCCGGTTGTAGTAATAGAGTCTATTCTATGAAGATATGTAGTAGAATATGGTGATGTTATATTAGAGTGGACGGTAGGTATAGAAGAAAAAACAAATGGAAATAAAATTCCAGTTTGAGTTATACCAGATGGTAAATCTGAAATAAAAGAGGCGACGCCGCTAGAAATTGAATCAAAAGATTTTTTATCTAAATGATAGTATTCATTATTATTTCCGCCGCCTTGAAGCCCAGATAAATTATTATGATTAACTGGATCATTACCACTAATATAATGACTAGGGGCATGTTTTATTGCACTTACAGAAAAAGGCTGAACAGCTACTTTTGTACTGCCACCTTGCTGAATTTGTACATTTACAGGTCCACAACTCATAATTCTGTACAATTTTTAATTATTTTTACATTTCCTGATAAAACTTTATCAGATACGGTATTATCAAAGTCATAATCGGCAAAAATATCATAGTAACTATCTGCCTCGATTAGCGCCGCTGTTTCTTGTTTTGTTAATGAAAATTCCACTATAGCATTCGGGCTATCTATTTCATTAATAGTAAAAGTTGCCTGTAAAACATCATCAAAAGATCTACGTATTTGACCGTGTAATGTTTTATCTGTTAAATCATAAGTTAAACCGTCAGAATTTGTTAATTTAGCTGTAAAACAAAATTTAGCTCTTTTTTCAATAGTAATATCGTAAACTCCAGCTCCCATATCCTATAATTTACACTATATTTATAAATGCGAGCAATAGTATGTGTTGCTATAGGTTAAATTAAAAAATAAAATAAAAAAAAGCCCACCGGAATTTTCTGTTTTGACACCGAATAAAAATTAATTAAATATACCATAATTCTAAAAAAGGGTAGGGGGG